GTAAACCATTTAGAATGCCTCTAGATTTGCGGGGCATTCGTCCCGCTGTCACATTTGTTGTCGCCATAATTGTATTCACGCCGACCTCCTCCGCCTAGTGCGCACCAAAAAAAATAAAGGCACGCTAGTAAGAATCCGAAATGCCCGACCACCTGTTCCTCAGTTTTTCCCTGGATGGTATTCCCACCGCTCGAAAAGCTGTCAAAACTGAACTGGTTTCCGGACGTTTCAATAAATAACTAAGATATTTACTAATCTCATCATAACAATCGTACCACCCCAATTCAAGGAGTGAATATTGTTTCATAAGCTCAGCATCTAAGTCAAGTGGATCCAAACTGCAGACATGGCCAGTGATTATACGATCACGCTTGTAAGAAGGTGCAAAATAAGGTTTTCCTCTATAGTAAAATGCTCTACAGGTAGCGCCCAAAAAGGACATCCCGATAGGAGTATCTTGACATTTGAAAGTACCTTTCTTTACACTCAAACCAAATTGCCCATAGACTGAATTAACGAATTCTTCGCTTTTCATTTTTGAGAATTTTTCCTGCAATCCAGCAAGAACATCATCCCCATATAGATTAGCTAACTGTTTCTTAATTTGTTCATCCGATGCTTCAGGACAAGCCTGTATAAGCAAATAAGCAAATATAATCGCATGTGCGATACAGTTATTACTCGTCGTCATTCCGTCTCCAGACATCTGCGACCAGTTCCACTGTACCACATCACCATTTGGTAACAACAATTTGTGATTGACAACCGCCTCCGTAACGCGCTCGGCTATTGGTTTTATCTGTTCCCACATTTCTGGGCCCAGAGACTCTTCCAAGCATTCGTTCCGAAGATCCATAACATCCTTGAGAATCGATAGAAGTCTATCCCACCCTGATATATCCCATTCAACATGGAACTCTGAAATTAGTCCTTTAATGAACCGATCAAAGCCTCCATCATGCATGTTCAATCCATAACGGATCCATCCAGGTTGGTAATTCTTCATATTCTTATCTTGTGTTCCATATAAAAACTTCTCATCCAACAATAATTCGAGGGGTGCAATCAGGAAAGTCCTAATTTTCTTCTCCTTCAATTCCTCTTTAGATAAAAATTCTCGCTTACCGGAGCACGAGTACGGAGGGTACTCTCTCTCTCCATTGCGAGTTTCTACATGGGACTTCCAAAACAATGGATGTCGCAAGACCTCATCTTTCGTTTTAAATCCATAATGTTTCCACCAGCATCCCGGAACTGCGTCCGGAGTTATCTCAGGGGAATATTGTAAACCATCCAAAAAGAATGGTTTTAATACCTCTTTGATTATACTCTTTGCTCTGGTAAAATCATCCTTGTTATACGAAACAGAAGGTTTCTTAAACATTCTATTCAGTGATTTCCACACGTTTTCACGATCCGAATTCACTCCATCATATTTAAGCTCTCGCTCCATTATATCCATATCTCGTTGATAGTCACGGTAATAAGTTGTCTTTGTGTGTGAGGGCCTAGCTGTATAGGCCAGTGCTTGCGTGTACTGCGTCGAGTAACAATAACTCGCATCACAGTAATCCTCGCCCCATCTTTCGCTTCGAATCAATGGGGTTGGGATCTCCTTGAGACCCCTGACGTTTATACGTTTCCCGAAACGAATTCCAGGAAATTGGTGGTGAAGCATAAAGCCTCATTGGCACCAGGATGTTGTCGTCCCTTATTGTGCACAGCACAAATAGAATCGCCCATCCCTATCGCGGATCCACAATGACCAAAGGTCGTGGAAACATAGTGGGTGCAAATTCCACCTTCAACGTATCCGGACATAGTAGCATTTTGTATATAAGGTTTGTCATTTTTCAAAACAACTGCCTCAAAAATCATTGCTCCTGTTCCAACACCAGGTATTATCGCTTTCTTTGGGGAATAACCATAAAGATTAAGGTCCTTCCAATAAATATAAGCGAAGTCGCCCTCAAAGAGCCACTTTCCCGTCAAGTCTATACACTTAACCGTTTTATCCTTGCCTCGAGCTTCAACAGGCATCATTACATCAAAGATGCATCCTGCGCCATTTTCCTGTACATCCCATTTAGGAGTAACTATCAC